TACCAGATGTTTTCTCATTATTCTGGTTGGTACCTAATTGAGTTTGTTTAGGAAAAATTTCTGTGTTGTGTGGAAGCTTAAATAAAAATAATAAATTGGATAAGAATTCTCTAATTAAAGTAGCTGATACTTTTTCTTTTGTGAAAACATAAATATGAAGTCCACCACTTTTAGATTCAATTGGAATAACTGGTAAATTTTTTTCTTCAATAACTTTTAAATATTTTTGTATATTAAAAGTTTTATAATCTTTGGGATCAACATCTATTGCTCCGAAGCTAGCTTGTGATCGGTCATCACAGGGTTGGATTCCAATAGCTTTTTTACCTGTTAGATGAGCTTCGTAATCTTGTTCTGTTATAGGTCTTTTAGACCATCCATAATCCCCTGAATCAAATTTTAATTTTCCACTTTCTGGTTCGATATATCCATTTTGAACATTACAGAAACCATAGTCTCTTTCTAGTCCACTAAAATATTTTGCAAATTCTTTCATAATTTTTGAATTCCTTATATCTGAAATATGGCAAGATTAAGGGCGCCTCCACTCTCGCTTCAGCGCCCCTGTTGCAACATTTCCCATCGGGAAATTAGACTATGCCCTGTTGGACTTTAGGTTTCTCATACTGAGGTTTAGCTGATCCTTTCGAAACAGTTTTCTGAAGTTGTTGTGCAACTTCATAAATCTCAGCGTCCTTTTTATCCCCTACATCAAGGTTTCTAACTCTTGATGGTTTATAGACATGCCAGCTTTTACTTCCCGCTGTTTTTCCAAATGTCTTTAAATTATAGACCGCTGAATAAACCGCTGGATTAAAAGAACCTTCTGAATCTGAGAATCTAAGATTCTTAATCAGATTATTAAGTTCTCTTGCTGGTGTAAGATTGGATGATCTCATCGGAATAACCGCTGGTTTCAACTCATTACCTACCATTGCTAGTACATAAAAGTATGCAGTCTTCTCAACATAGTTACCATTTGGTAATCTATATCTTCCGTTTCTCTCCTCAACAGCATCCGTTGGAATCTCTAAGTGAGTTCCCACTGGAGCAGAAGCACTATCGCCTCTCTCTTGCCATTCAGGATATCTCGTTTGTGCATGAGCCACAACTACATCAAGACCTTTATCACCTGCAATAAGTTCCCCGAAGCCTGATGCATAGATCATTCCCGGTTTTGAACCTGCTACATGTTTAGCGTCTCTCTCATTACATTCAGGTGAAAGTTGGTGTAGAATCTTTAAGATCGGAGTCGATACATCGTCCGCCTTAATTTCTTCAGCACCTTTACCTGCGTCTGCTCTGAGATTGATATTAGCTAGTGCACCTGCACTATTTTTTTTAACTACTTCTTTATCCATTTTTACTCCTTTGTTAGTTTGTTAGTTTAGTAGTTTACTTGGTTTTTATTTTTGTTTGATTTCCTTCAAACGTTCTGAAGAACTCTGAAGGAATTTTTCCACCACGTGTTTGGAAATCCTCCAGAGTTGTTCTAAGAGTAGAAGCATGAACCGCAACCTTTCGATCGGGATCATAACCTTGTCCTCTTGCAAGGGTCGCATATTGCTCCGCCTTGTTATCTTCGTTCAGACCAAACTTAACTGTGATTTCATTTTTCACAATCGCCCCCAGTCCGTTATCTCGAAGCCAGTTATGTGCTTCTTGCTTTTTATCTGCAATTATTGAAGCACCAAATATATTTTTAACTTCTATCTGTGAACCATCTCTTAGTTTCATGGTTTTAAGATTAAGTTGATTCATTAAATCGGGAATTACAATTCCAGAATAATATTTCTCCCTCTCTTTTAATTCTTTTAATTTTTCCTCTTGATTAGAAATCTCTTGATGTATTTCTTGTAGAGTTTTAATTTCGTTTGATAGTTGGTCGGGGTTGACCTGTGTCACCTGACTAGGTGCATCTTGCCTTAGATTAATGTCTTTCATTATGTCTCCTTAATGTGTTAATAGTTTAATTTATAATCGCACTACTTATATATAGGAGAATTTTTTAAAGTCAACTACTTTTGAAAAATATTTATTTCTATTGGATAATATGTTTTTTCTTGACGGTCCCATTTTAAAAGTTTGTAACTACCATTAGTTGTATCTGATACAATTGAACATACTACACCTATGATTGCAGGGTCACCAGATAATAAAAGATAGTCATCTTTCGTAAAGTCTTTTAGAAGGGTTCTAAGTTTTATAACTAAAGGCCCTGGAGACATTATCATTTGAGAAAATTCTGGAAGCAACGTCACAATTTCGCCATACTTCTGAGCACCTACTATATTATATTTAGGTTCCCCTTTTGAGGTTCCGGGTATTTGTTGAATTAAATAAACTTTGTTTCCAGTGTGTCTTGTTGTTTCGTAATTTACCATTGACTTTTTTACTTTCAGTTAATATATAACAATTAGAAAGCAAAAGTAAATAGTTATGAAGTATAAATTTAAAACAAAGCCGTATGCGCATCAACTTAAGGCGTTAGAACGTTCTTGGGATAGAGAATATTTTGCCTATTTTATGGAAATGGGAACAGGGAAATCTAAAGTTTTATTAGACAATTGTGCCATGCTTTATGATAAAGGTGAGATTAATGGATTACTTTTAGTAGCACCTAAAGGTGTTTATAAAAATTGGTATGAACAAGAAATACCTCAACATCTTCCAGATCATATAGAAAAGAAAGTAGTCCTTTGGAAAACATCTGATAAGTCAGGTGAACAAGTTAAAAAATTAAATACTGTACTTGCCCCTGGAACCGAGTTTCATATTCTTATAATGAATGTTGAAGCTTTCTCTTATCCTTTTGGTTGTCAGTTTGCTAAAAGATTTTTAAATTCTCACAACACTATGATGGCTATTGATGAATCTACTACAATTAAAACACCAACTGCAAAACGAACTAAAAATATTATTGCTCTTAAACCTCTTACTAAGTACAGAAGAATTTTAACTGGTTCTCCTATTACAAATTCTCCATTAGATTTATGGAGTCAGGCTCAGTTTCTTGATGCATGGCTCTTGGGATTTGATTCCTTCTGGGCTTACAGGGCTCATTATTGTGTAATGAAAACTATGACTCTAGGATCTAGAACTATTAGTGTTCCAGTAGGACCAAGAAGAAGTGTATTACCAGAACTAGAAGTAAAGATAAAAAAATTTAGTGAACGAGTTTTAAAAGATGATTGTTTGGACTTACCTCCTAAAACATATGTTACTCGTACTATTCATCTCACAGATATACAGAAAAAATTATACACAGAAATGAGAAAGTATGCTATTTCAGAACTAGAAGGTAAAGTCTGTTCTACTTCTACCGTTATGGTTCAGTTGTTAAGACTTCATCAAATCTCGTGTGGTTACCATGCCGCCGATGATGGAAAGGTACAAGAGCTACCTTGTAATAGATTAACAGAGTTGATGGACATTATATATGAGTTGTCTGGTAAAGCTGTAATTTGGTCGTTCTATCAAAAAGATGTTCAAAGAATTATTGCTGAAATAAAAAAACAACATGGAGAAGATTCTGTTGTAGATTATTATGGATTGACTCCACAAGATGAAAGACAAAATAATATTAAAAGATTTCAAGAAGATCCTAAGTGTAGATTCTTTGTTGGTACAACTCAAACAGGTGGTTATGGAATTACTTTAACGTCTGCAAGTACAATGATTTATTATTCTAATGGTTATGATTTAGAAAAAAGATTACAGTCGGAAGCTCGGATTGATAGAATAGGTCAAAACAAACCTATGACTTACATTGATTTGGTTGCGGATGAAACAATAGATTTAAAAGTTCAAAAAGCTTTAAGAACTAAAATGAATATCGCCACTGAAGTTATGGGCGAAGAATTAAAAAATTGGATATAGAATTTTATGAATGGGACAAAGAACATATCTTTCTGGGGGCAAGTGGTGGTGTCCGGCTTTAACGAGTGAAGTTGGTTCGGTCTTCTTTGATCCCAATTCATTCATGACCGTTAAACCAACAACCACCATTAAAAAATAATTCCTTTTATATCTAGAAGTCTTTCGAGAAGAACTAGTGACACAGCCCCCACCGTGCCCAATAATACCCAATAGATTTTGTCTATCTTGCCGCCCAATTCATGAATGCCATTATGCATATGATACTGTGATTTCTTCAGACCTTTTATATGACCATAAAGTGAGAGAATATGTTCTCTCGTAGTTTTGGGTTTAATATCCATTACGCTATCATTCCTCTTTGTTTTAACTTCATTTGTTTTTCTTCCTCTGTTAAGTACGCATTTTCTGCTGCGGTCAAACCATTCTGGGTTAAATTAGTTTGAGCGTTCATTCCTTGGTTAAGAATATTTTGTCCTTGAGTAATCGTTTGCGGATTAGGTTGAGCCGATGTAACTTGTTGCGGTAATTGAGGAGTAACTATTTCTTCTTCTTGCATATCTACATAGTCTGCTAATTCAATATCCCACTCGTCCTCAAGACTTAAACCTTGTAAATCATTTTTAATTTGTTTAATGACAGGGATTGCTTCGCCAATAGCTCCTTGGAAACTAGCTCCTGCTACATGTCCACCTTCAGCAAACCCTGGATATCTTTTATCAAATCCTATTCCACGTAAATCTCTTCTTATATCTCTGACCTCTGGTCCTGCTTCAAGGAAGGGACTTGGTTCCCCTATGTCATGTGCTATCTCTCTAAATTTAGCAATGATATCTTCCGAAGGATAATAAGGATCAAATTTTCCATTATTCAAATAACCAAAAGTTTTAGGACTAATTTGTCTTTCTTTAAATGCCCGGGATAGAGTCCCTCGACTTTCACCTAAGGTCTCTGCTGCTTCTATATTTTTAAACATTTCTTTTTGAACATTAAATCTAGCTTTGTTTGAAGCTATGTATCTTTCAATAATCTCATTAGCTGTAACCTTACCACCTTTTAATAAACCAAAGTATCCTCCAGTAAATTCTCTTCTTGCTTCCCTAATACCTCTTTGGTACTCAGCTATTTTAAAACTCATAGTTCTTAGTGGATCAATTTTAATTGGTCTTAGTCCCATGAAACCAGCTAACTCTGGACCAATATCTAAAACTTGACCTGTCTTATCTGGTGTTCCAAATGCAGCTTGTCCAATTCTTAATCCTTGTTTATAAGAGGGAGCAAGAGCATTACCTAAATGCATCATTTGAATCCATAGTCTGTCACCAGCGGAGGTTTGATCGGTATATAATTGTCTGCCTTCTTCAGTTCTTCCACCTCTAACAATTAGGTCTGCCATTGCTTCTGTCCAAATAGATTCTGAAATAAATGGATCCATTATCTCACTACTCGCTTCTACAGTTCCATTTACAAAACCCTGTAATAAAGTATCACCATCTACTTGACCTTCTTGGATACCATTCATTAAAGTTCTAAATGGTCGTGACATTACATCATAGGCATTACTTTTACTGAAATCTATATATCTTAATTCTCCATCATCTAATCTTAATGGAACTAATGTTGAGTTCTTAGACCATTCAGGAACAAATCTTCTCATAGCGTCTATTTCCTCTTCGGTTACATCATACAAAGCTTTAGCTCCTTCAGTAACAGCTATTGGAACTCCAGTTAAAGTTGTTGCCATACCAGCTATTCTTTTAAAACCTGTCCCCCAACTCCCGTCTTGCATAGCGCTGTTCTTAACTACTCTTTCACTTCCGTCTTTAAGTATTTCTAAAACTGTAGGGGTCATATTAGAACCTTTAATTCTTACTGCTCCTTCTCCTAGTTGGTGACTCATTTCTTTTATACCTAACTGTGCAATGTT